CCCTAACCCTGATCAGACAGGCAGAAGGGACATGATGCAGGGCCACTGGGATACGGCTGACGCAGTGAACGGAAAGATTTGTCGCCATGAACAAAGCGGCAATGACAAGTCAAACAGAATTTGGGTCTATCGAAACGACTTGGGTGAAGAGTTTTTGGACAACGGAAAATATGCTTGCGTCAAGAAAGCCCATCACGACTTGAGATTAGGTCGCGTCGATATTTTAACCGAATACACTGCGGATGGTCGAGTAAAGTGCTACGAATTTTCAGATCGCTTTCAACAAGAAAACTTAAACGTGGTGACGAAAAAGTTAATGAGAGAGCGTGAGAGCGTTGAGGATTTTAAAAAGCTTTATCGCAGCGCCTGTCAGGAGATTGATCGCCTAAAGGCCCAGTTGGGGTTGATTAAGCAGTTTATCGAAAAAAACGAGTAATCGTGTGACCCGACGAAGATTGGAATGTCCCTTGAAAACGATACGCAGGAGAGGGGTTCGCCGAGCCACAACGACAGAGTAACAAACCTGCGAGCAGTATCAAGCGGTTTATTGCTTTTTAAATTACAAAATGTAATAATTAGCCAAATGAGGTTTATATAAAATGACAGATGATAATATCGTAAATCTTGCTGATCATCATTTATTTGATGCCGAAAAGGGGAAAATTTCTCACGAGTTCGGTACGATATCGTTAATGGGTTGTGTCGATTGCGGGAAAGACAAGTTCCAAGTGGTTTTCGCCAATACAAAAGACCTCAATGATGTTTCTGGGGTTTATGCGCTTTGCATAAATTGCGGAACCATGAACTCAACTAAGGTTTTTTATGATGCCTAAAGACGTTGAAAAAATCCCTCAAAAGCGGGGGCGTAAAAATCACGCACCAACGCCAGAGAAGCAAAACCTTGTGAAACTCTGTATGGCGAGTGGATTTAATCAGCGTGAAACAGCGTCTTGTTTGCAGATAGATTTAAAAACTTTGCGAAAATATTACGCCGAGGAATTGGAAGCAGGGCGAGAACAGGCAAACGTCCAAGTCGCAGCATCCATTTTCAAACAGGCCGTGAAGGGCAATATGCAAGCAGCCATTTATTGGTCCAAGGTTCACATGGGTTGGCGGGACAATTCAGAGCAAACTACAGTCATAAATATTGCGCCCCAAAAGATCGAAGCACCCGTGATTGAGGGAGAGGCAGTTGACCTTGATGCAATCCGAAATCAGTGAGGAAGTTGTCAGGCTATCCCGACCTCAAGCCTTGGTCGCACAATCCCGCGCACGGTTCCGTGTGCTGGTCGCTGGGCGTCGAACTGGAAAGTCGTTCCTGTCTAGGTTCATTCTGTATCAACGCGCTAGGAGCAACCCTAACAACGTGTGTTGGTACGTTGCGCCCACATATCGAATGGCCCGTCAAATTATGTGGCGAGATTTAAAAAACCATATCCCACCGCACGAAATTGCGAAGAAAGATGAAACCGATCTTAGGATCGAACTGGTCAACGGTTCTCTTATTGCTTTGCGCGGTGCTGATAATCCCGACAGTTTGCGTGGTGTTGGTCTTGATTTTTTGGTTATCGACGAAATCCAAGATGTGAACCCCGAAACATGGACAGCCGTTTTGCGCCCCGCCTTGGCTGATAAGGGTGGGAGAGCCGTGTTCTGTGGGACACCCAAAGGATATAACTGGTTTTATGACCTATACACAGGCGCAGAGAGCGAGCCTGAGTGGGCTTCTTTTAGATTTAAGACGATTGAGGGCGGGAGAGTTGCCCCCTCTGAGATCGACGCTGCGCGGCGCACAATGGACAGTAGATTATTTCGCCAAGAGTTCGAGGCGTCATTCGAAACCCAAGGGGGCCGAGTTTATCACGCATTCGAGCGTTCGTTTAATTTAGCGGAGTGCGAGGATATTGGTGGCACGTTGCATATTGGCATGGACTTCAACATCAATCCAATGTCGGCGGTGGTGTGTGTCGAGGCTGGAAACGAACTCTGGGCTATTGATGAAATATCAATTCCTGATGCAAATACAGATTTTATGGCGCAAGAGATAATTTCGCGCTATAATCGGCGACACATTGCGGTTTATCCTGACCCAAGCGGCAAGGCGAGAAAGACCAGTGCGGCGGTAGGGCAGACCGATTTTAGTATTTTAGAAAGCTACGGTTTTGACGTAGTGGCAAGCAATAAAGCCCCGCCAGTTGTGGATCGCATCAACGAGGTAAACGCGATGCTCTGCAACAGCGAAGGCGAACGCCGCCTCTTCGTCGATCCAAAGTGCAAGAACCTCATCAAATCGCTGGAAGGCTTAATCTACAAGGAAGGCACAAACCTTCCTGATAAGGCGTCTGGCTTGGATCATATGGCTGATGCCTTGGGTTATCTCATTCACGAAATGTACCCCATAGACAACAATCAAGCCGTGGGGCCGATCAAAATTGCAAACTACTACGGCTAGGGGGCGCTTATGCCAGTAAACACGCAACACAGAGAATACGAAAAAATGAAATCGCAGTGGAAGCGTATTCGTGACGCAATCGCTGGCGAGGATGCAATCAAAGAGGCTTCGGTGGAGCATTTGCCGAAACCCGCAGGTCAGGATGGCTACGATTATCGCCAATATCTCAAGCGGTCCTTGTTTTATGGGGCCACGGGGCGAACTGTACAGGGGCTTGTTGGTGCAATATTTCGCAAAGACCCAATTATTGAGGTTCCATCCCGACTGAACCCTTTGCTTGAAAACGTGACGCTTACTGGATTGCCCTTTTCTAACTTTGCAAAGATGACCGTCGAGGAAACAATCAGTATGGGGCGCTGCGGGGTTCTTGTGGATCGCCCGACAGGTGAGAACGGTCAGGCGTATCTGCGGCTTTACCCAGCCGAGAGCATTATCAACTGGCGCACGGCTAACGTGGATGGCGTTGAAATGCTGGAACAGGTGATTTTGCATGAAGAACGCCAGAGGCCAGAAAGTGATGGATTTGGCACCGAGTTTTATAACGTCTATCGCGTTTTAAATTTAACAGATGAGGGCTATGAGGTCAGTGTTTACGAGGAAGGTGAGGACGCCAATGGTGACATGGCGCATACCGAAATCGAAAGCTTTGAGCCACGCAAGCGCGGTGAGCGTTTAGATTATATCCCCTTTATCTTCATTTCGCCCAATGACCTGACACCACCTTGCGACAAGTCGCCAATTCTTGATCTGGTCAATGTAAATTTATCACATTACCGCACTCAGGCTGATTTGGAGCAGGGCAACTACCTGACATCTAGCCCGACACCTTACATCATTGGTCAGAAGAACGCCGAAAATGCGGCTTGGTCAATAGGGTCAGGGACGATCTGGTTTTTGAGCGATGGTGCCTCAACGGGGATGCTGGAATATACGGGCGCGGGCTTGTCTTTCCTTGAAAAGTCTCTGGACCGCAAACAGGCAATGATGGCTTTGCTTGGCGCAAGGTTGCTAGAGGAGCAAAAGCGCACCGCAGAGGCCGCAGAAACGCTCAGAATACGCGGAAGCGGTGAGAGCAGCATATTGTCCAGTATTGCCGACACCGTGTCTGACGGGCTTGCACAGGCGCTTATGTGGATGGCTGAATGGGAAGGTTTCGACGCAAGCATATCTGTTGAACTCAACAAAGACTTTATGGATGCCAAGCTAAGTCCACAGGAACTCACGGCTCTTGTCCAAGCATGGCAAGCTGGCGCAATGGGTCAGGCCGATATGCTTTATAACTTGCAGCGCGGGGAAATGCTTCGACCAGATGCCGACATTGAACAAATACGTGACGAGATCGACAATGAAACGTCACTTGATCGTGACGATATCGTGGACGATGACGGTGAGGACGATGAGGATTTAGAGGAAATCGAAGCCGTTAATATCGCTGCGGAGTGATATAGATGCTGAAACCCAAACTCGCCCCGACCTCAGTAAATGTCAGTGATACGGTCCAAGACCTTTCGATCATTCACGCGGTAAATTTAGAAAGGATCAAGGCAAGTCAGGTTGCGGATGTTTTGGATATTTTCGACGATCTGGGAAAGGACATTGAACTCAAGCTGGAAAAGATCGACCCGACAGGAGTGGGGCCGACATATCGGGCAAGGCGTCTGGCAAAGCTTCTCAAGCAAGTTAAGGCAACAACCAAGGTACATTTCGCAAAGGCAAAGGCGGCAAATAAGGACGGTCTGAAGGGGGTTGCAAATGCAAGCGCAAAGGCTACGCAAAATATCATTAACCGCTCTCTGGGGGTCACTCTGGGCGCGTCATTGCCCAC